TTGAAGCGATCAACAGCGCTTTAACGCGCTAAAGTCAGCACTTCAATGCGCTAAAGCATTAACGCGTATGAAGTAGGATGTGTAGGTACTTTCGGCGAATATGTATAGTGCGGATGCGGCGAGGCGCGATTTTTTCCTAGACACGCCTGCGTTTCCCGGGTTTTCGCTTCGGAATTTGTGCGAAAACTTGCGAAAAATCGGTAGAAATGAGCAGAAAGTAGTATGAATAACGATGAAAATGTGCTTCTGACTGCGGAAGAAATGGCCTCCTGGTTCGGAGTTACCCGCCGACGCGTCGAACAGCTGACGCGTGACGGCATTATCGAAGCGGCCGAGACGAGGCCGTTGCGGTATGCGCTCAAGGAGACGGTCCGGAACTACATCCAGCACCTGGCCGCGAAGGCAGGCGGGCGTCCCGGGAAGTCCATGAGCGAACAGCAGGCCATGAAAGAGAAGCTGGTCGCCGAGGCCGACCTGAAACAGAGCAAGGCGGAGATTGCCCGCATGGAGCTGGACGAGCTGAAGGGCAGGCTGCACCGGTCCGACGATGTGGAAGCCATGACGAACAACCTTGCCCTGAATGTGCGGTCCGCAATTCTCGCGCTGCCGGGGCGGCTTGCCATGGACCTGGCGCCGATGACAACGGCAAGCGAGATTTCAGCCCGCATCAAGCAGGAGTGCGACGCGGTCCTGAACGACCTGTCGCAGTACAAGTACGACCGCGGGGAGTACATGAAGCGCTCCAGGGCGCGGATAGGCTGGGAAAGTGATCTGAGCGGAGACGATGAAGAAGACGATGATTGACGAGTCCGCCGCGCGGCGGCTGAACGCGGTGCTCGGGCGGTGTACGCCGAACTTCCGGCCTCCGGAGGACCTGACCGTGGACGAGTGGGCGGACAAGTACCGCATGCTGTCGGCGGAGGCGTCTGCCGAGGCAGGGCGCTGGAGAACCAGCAGGACGCCCTACCTGCGGGAGATCATGCGGTCCTTCACCGATCCCGTGGTGAACCGGATCACGATGGTCTCGGCCAGCCAGATCGGGAAGTCCGAAGCGATCCTGAACTGCATCGGCTACTGCATCGACCAGGATCCGGGGAGCATCCTGTTCGTCCAGCCCACGCTGGACGATGCTAAGAAGTTTTCAAGGCTGCGCGTGGCGCCGATGATCCGTGACACTGCGAGGCTCCGGCGGAAAGTGGCGGACGTAAAGGCAAGGGCTTCCGGGAACACCATGCTGCAGAAGGAATTCCCCGGAGGAATGCTCACCATCACCGGCGCGAACAGCCCTTCCGCCCTTGCCTCTACTCCCGCCCGGTACATCTTCGGCGATGAAAGGGACAGGTGGCCGCGGTCGGCGGGCTCCGAGGGTGATCCCTGGAAGCTGGCGGAGGCCCGGCAGGCCACCTTCTACAACCGGAAGGCCGTCGAGGTGTCCACGCCGACGATCAAGGGCCGTTCCAATATCGAAGAGTCCTACTTACTGGGCACCCAGGAGCGCTGGATGACGCGCTGTCCGGAGTGCGGCGAGTACTCCGAGATCAACTGGAGCCGCATCAAGTTTGACTATGAGTCGACCAAGGTCAACCACAAGCGCCAGTACAAGGTGAAGGGACCGATCTACTGGGTCTGCGAGAAGTGCGGATGCCTTGTGGACGAGACGACAGCCCGGAAGCAGCCCTGCAAGTGGGTGGCGTCAAACCCCGCCGCCTATGAGAAGGGCCACAGGAGCTTCTGGCTGAACGCGTTTGTGTCGCCCTGGACCCCGTGGAAGAAGATCGTGCTCGAGTTTCTCGAGGCGCACGAGGATCCGGAGCGGCTTCAGGTAGTTTTCAACACCCTCCTAGGATTGCTGTGGGAACAGCGGGGAGATCTCGCGGACGAAGAGCAGCTGTTAGCCCGCCGAGAAGACTATGGAAAGACCGCGGAAGATCTCCCCGTTGAAGTCCCCGACGGCGTCCTGGTGCTGGCGGCAGGCTGGGACACTCAGGACAACCGACTGGAATATGAAATCGTCGGTTACGGCCACAATAACGAGACCTGGGGCATTAAGAAGGGCTTCGTCATGGGGGAACCCAACAGCGACGAGGTCTGGCGGCAGTTTGATGACATCACGGACCACGTCTACCGCTTCAAGGACGGCCGCGGTTTGAAGATTTCCATCACCATGGTGGACTCGGGCGGCCACTACACCGACGAGGTCTACCGGCGCTGCCGGCAGCGGAAGTTCAAGAGGGTTTTCGCTGTGAAAGGACAGGGCGGAGAGGGCGTCCCATACGTCAGGCCGCCGTCCAAGGTGCCCGTGAACCCCAAGGAAGACAAGCGGATGGCCAAGGCATTCACCTGGCTGTACGTCATTGGCGTTGATGCCGGTAAGGCGGCGCTTATGACGAGCCTCCGGGTGGAAAGTCCGGGCCCGAACTACTGCCACTTCCCGCGGGAGGAGAGCTGCGGCTATAACGAGGACTTCTTCAGCGGCCTGCTCTCCGAGCACATGGAGCTTGAGGAGACCAGGACCGGCCGGCGCTGGGCCTGGGTGAAGCTCCCGGGGCACACCAGGAACGAGGCGCTTGACTGCCGGAACTACGCAAACGCCGGGATCCGCATTTTACAGCCGGACATGTTCGCCGTTGAGAAGCGGCTGAAGGAAACGGCGCTGCGGGAGGAGACCGGCGAGGCTGTCCAGGAGGAACCGACCCAGCGGAAGCGGGCGCAGGTACCGAGACAGCGCAGAAAGTCGCCTGTGGACAAGTACTTTGAAGAGTGGTGAGAACGATGAGAAGACGAGACCCTATTTGGCTCCGGAATGAGCTGGAAGAGCTCCGGGCGCGCCTCAAGCTCTACCTCGAGAAGGAGGAGGCGATGCTTTCCGGCGACGGTATCAAGCGGTACCGGATCGGAACCCGGGAAGCAGAACGCTATGACGTGGACCTGAAGAACCTTCAGAACGCCATCAGGGCGCTGAAGAAGCAGATCCAGGAGCTCGAGGACGAGCTCTGCGGGCGGTCGCCGCGCAGGGCCATAGGCGTAATTCCGCAGGACTGGTAAGGAGGTGAGGGCGTATCAAACGGAATAGAAACCGCACTGCGGTAAGGCCGCAGAACAGCGGATACGGAGAAGCCGGCGCCTCTCACGTAAAGAAAGCGGTCCGCGGCTTCGTGGCCCCGTCGGGTTCACCCCGGGACGATATCGACGAGAACAGCTTCACACTCCGCCAGAGAGCCAGGATGCTCTACATGGCGGCCCCCATTGCCGCATCAGCAATTAAGACGAACAGGACGAACGTGGTCGGCACGGGGCTGAGGCTGAAGTCCACCATCGACCGGGAGGTCCTCGGGATGACCTCGGAGCAGGCGGAGGCCTGGCAGCACAGCGCGGAGCGGGAATTTGCCCTGTGGGCGGAGAACCGCCGGGCCTGTGACGCGACGGGCATGAACAACTTCTACGGGCTCCAGCAGCTGGCCCTCATGAGCTGGCTCCTGTCCGGCGACTGCATCGGGGTGATCCGCCAGGAGAAGACCTCGCCCCTCATGCCGTACTCCACAAGGCTGTACCTGGTGGAGGCGGACCGGGTGAGGACGCCCGGCGGCGCCAGCGGCTTTCGCACGACCGTTGGCCGGAACCCGGACAACGGGAACCGGATCTTCGACGGCGTCGAGATCGACAAGGGCGGCGCCGTGGTGGCCTACCACATCTGCAGCACCTATCCCTATGAGAGCACCAACCAGCGGGAAGAGTGGACCCGGGTGAAGGCCTGGCAGCCGAACACCGGCCTGCCGAACGTGATCCATGTGATGGATTCCGAGCGGCCCGACCAGTACCGCGGGGTGACGTATCTCGCGCAGGTCATCGAACCGCTCCTCCAGCTGAGGCGCTACACGGAGTCAGAGATCATGGCCGCCATGATCGAAAGCTTCTTCGCGGCCTGGGTGAAGACCACCTCGGACACCGGGGAGAACCCATTCAACGAGACAGACCCGACGCCCCCCGGTGAGCTCAAGGGACCGAACGACTACAGCATGGGCCCCGGCCAGATCAACATCATGGGACCGGACGAGGACGTGACCTTCTCCGAGCCGAAGCGGCCCGGAAGCAATTTCCCGTCCTTCGTCGCGGCCATCTCCCAGCAGATCGGCGCGGCCCTGGAGGTCCCCTCCGACCTGCTCCTGAAGTCCTTCAACGCCAGCTACTCGGCCTCGAGAGCGGCCCTGCTGGAGGCCTGGAAGTCCTTCAGGATGCGGCGGCAGTGGATGGCAGACGACTTCTGCCGCCCGATCTACGAGGTCTGGATGACTGAGGCAGTGGCCAGGGGACGACTTAGCGCACCGGGATTCTTCACGGATCCGGTGATCCGGTCGGCCTACCTCGGCTCCGAGTGGATCGGCCCGTCCCAGGGACAGCTTGATCCCGTGAAGGAGATCACCGCTGAAATACTCGCCTGCTCTGAGGGCTTCAGCACCCATGAGCAGTCCACCGTCAAGCTGAACGGCGGAAAGTGGGACGCCAACATTGAGCAGCTGCAGCGGGAGACCGAGAAACTCGCAGGCGCTGACCCCGACCCGCACCAGGACGGCCGGACCCCGACCGGGACCGGCGGCACGGACTACCGGGACATCATCACGGAGCAGGTCAGGATGGCGATCGGAGGTAAACAGGAATGAAGAAAGAGAAGAAAGTGCTGATGCGGAACGGGATGCCCGCGATGGATAACGGAGCGGTGCGCTTCTGGAACGTGATCAGCAAGGACGACGGAGAAGGCGAGATCGATCTCTACGGAGACATCGTAACCAGCAAGCCCGTCGACTGGTGGACGGGAGAGGAGCTCCCGGGCGACTACATCACCCCGCAGGGATTCAGGGAGGACCTTGAATCCGTAAAGAATAAATCGAAGATCACGGTCAGGCTGAACTCCTGCGGCGGTGATCTGTACACGGGCATCGCGATCCACAACGCGCTGAAGGAGCTGAAGGGCCAGATCAATGTGGTGGTGGAAGGCATAGCGGCATCTGCGGCCTCTGTCATCATGTGCGCCGGAGACACTGTTTCCGTCTATCCTGGCTCCCTGGTGATGATCCACGGCGTTTCAATGCTCGTGTGCGACTGGATGAACCTCCAGGACCTTAAGAAGCTGGTGCATGCCGCCGATGCTTCCGAGGGGGCCGTGGCGGAAATCTACAACAGGAAGACCGGAATCTCGGTTGAAACGCTCCGGGCAATGATGGAGCGGGAGACCTGGATGACCGGCCAGGAAGCGGTCGACAAGGGCTTCGCGAATGAAGTCCTTGAGTCCGCGCAGGTGGCTAGCTTCAGCATGAGTGCTGACAAAAAGCGCCTGTTCGTGAATGGCCGGACCTTCAGCACGGAAGGGATCCGGAACCTGCCGGGGAACATCCCGGTATCTGATACGGCAATCGGCCCGGAGGGCTCTTGCAGGGGGGAAGCACAAACAACTAAGAAGGAGGAACACACTGTCATGACTTTGGAAGAGCTTAGAAGTACTGAGCCCGACCTGGTGGCCGAGATTGAGAATGCTGCCAGGACCGCTGCGGAAGCAGCTAACACTGTCAACATTCAGAACGCCGTCCAGGCGGAGCAGGCCCGTATCCGGGAGATCGACGAGATCGCTCCTGCCATCGCCGACAGTGAGCTGATCGCCAGCGCCAAGTATGGCGAGAACGCCTGTGACGCCAAGGAGCTTGCCTTCAGGGCGCTTCAGCAGAACGCCAAGCAGGGCGCCAAGGTGCTGAACCAGCTGCTGCAGGACAGCGCGGCATCCGGTGCGAACGAGATCGTCCCCGCTCCGAATGCGGGCATCGACGAGCAGGGCGCCAGGGCGGAGGCCGATGAGAATGACCGGAAGGCCGTTGTCAGCGCATATATGAACTCTAAGAAGAGGGGGTAATATCGATGGGAAAGAGACTTGATACCACCATTGGAAATGCAGAATACGATAACCTGATCGCGGGAGTTTTCCCTGCGGCTACCACCTTCATGGTGACCCTCTCCGCGGAGCAGGGCGTCGTGAAGCGCGGCACCGTGCTGGCGGGTACCGCTGCGGCGGCCACCGTCATGGCCGCCAACAAAACGCCCTTCGCGGTCCTCGCTGACGAGACCGACACCACCAACGGCGCAGAGGCGGCCATCGCCTACAGAACCGGCCACTTCATCAAGAACGGCCTGATCGTGGCCAACGGGTACACCCTGTCCGCCGCCGACATCGAAACGCTCCGCGGCAAGGGCATCCTGATCTCCGAGGGCGTCGATCCGCAGTACGTGGACGAAGACTGAACGTAAAGAGAGGAGAAAGCAGACATGTACGATTACAAGAATACTTACACACTGCTCAATAGCGTGAAGGAACTGCCCCCGCTGCACACGTTCCTTCTGGACAGATATTTCCCCACTTCCGCCCGTGACATCTTCACCACGGACGAGGTCATCGTGGAGTATAAGAAGGGCTCCAAGAAGGCCGCTCCGTTCGTGGCTCCGCGCCACGGCGGCGTCGTGGTCCTGCGGGATGGCTACAAGCTCCGTTCCTTCGCTCCGGCTCACACCGGCGTGAAGCGGTCCCTGACCATCGACGATCTGAAGGTCCGCGGCTTCGGCGAGGCCCTGTATCCGGACCTCACCCCCGAGCAGCGTGTGGGCGCCCTGATCCTTGAGGACCTGGACGACATGCGCGACATGATCGCCCGCCGCAAGGAGGCCATGGCCGCCGAGGTCATCTTCACCAACGGCTGCGTGATGCACGAGTACGCCGATGATCTGGCCACCCACGCAGAGCGCGAGGTCCGCTACTACGATGAGGCCACCAACCCGGCCGTCTACACCATCGCCAACAAGTGGACCACCACCGAGGCCTCCGGCATCCAGATCATGAACGACATCCACGCCATGATCACCATGAACGCCCGCCGCGGCCTGCCGGCCACCGAGCTCCTGTGCGCCCCCGATGTTATGGATGTGATCCTTAACAACGCGCACATCCAGAAGCTTCTGGACAACCGGCGCATGGAGTTCGGCGGTGTGAATCCGGATGAGCTGCCCAGCGGCGTGACCAAGTTCGCCCGCCTCAACATCAAGGGCCGCATGATCGACTTCCTGTGCTATGAGGACACCTACACCGATGTCGATGGCACCGAGAAGGTCTACGTGCCCGGCGGTAAGGTCGCCCTTCTGGCTCCGGCTCTGGGCCGCACCGTTTACGGCGCGATCACCCAGCTTGAGCAGAAAGACGGCGACTTCCACACCTACGCCGCCCGCGAGGTGCCGAAGTACCTGTCCGACGCTGTCGGCAACACGCGCACCGTGGAGCTGAATTCCGCCCCGCTCTGCATCCCGAACAACGAGAGCCCCTTCGTGGTGGCCGATGCTGTCCAGCAGTAAGGAGAATACATGGTTATCAGGATGATCAGCGGCGGCTTCGGGCTGACCTACACAGACGGGAACGGCACCCAGCGTTTCAGTCTGAAGACGCCGTCAAGCGGTTACTTTGAGGCTCCTGATGAACTGGCCGAAGAGCTCGTAAAGGCTGGCCGGGCGGTAGCGAAGAAACTCGCCGCCGCCCCGGCGGCCCTGCCGGAGGCGCAGACCGTCGAGGAAGATGAGGACGGCCCCGACCTCTCGGTGAGCGATGTGGTCCTTCCGAAGGAGGAGCCTAAGCGCACCACAAGGAAGAGGAAAAAATAATGGCGGTTAAACCCTTTAAGCAGATGGCTTTCGACGACATCTCAAGCCTTTTCTTCAACCCGGACGAGTTTGCTGAAGAGCACAACGTGGATGGGAAGAAAATGCTGATCATAGTAGATTCGATGGAAGCCGAGCGGCGGACGAGGAAGCAGTTTGAAAAGCTGCGGATCGACGGAGTCTCCGTCAACGTGATCCTGATCTACGTCCCCCGCAAGGTGTTCGGACAGGCTCCGGCCCAAGGACGGCGCCTCATGCTTGACGGGAGGCCGTACGTGGTCGAGGACGCGATCGATGAGGGAGGCGTGCTGTCCATTGAGCTCCGCGCGTTTATATCGTAATGGCTGACGCAAAAGGTTTTCGGATAAAGATCGACGAGGCCAATTACCAGGCGGTGATTGATGGTATGCGCGCCATCACCTGGCGGTCTGAGGAATCCGTGTTCTCCTCGGCCATCAACAAGACCGCGAAACACGCGCAGGTCTGGTGGACCGATGAGATCAAGAAGGTCTATATCGGCGAGTGGCCAAAGGGCGTTCTGGCCCGGTCAAGCATCAAGCCGTCGACCGCTGCCAATGTCGGCGCGACCATTGACTTCAAGTCCGGGATCCCCGGGCTGAAGAAATTCCGGGCGACACCGGCGCAGACGCCGACCAGGTTCTCCCGGTCCCAGCCGAAGACCTGGCGGAAGCTGGCGATCAAGATCGGCGGGGAAGAGCAGTACCGGAGCTTCTACCTCGGCCCGCAGAAGTATTACCTGGTCTATGGCCAGCAGAGAGCCGATCAGACCGCGACCCGCTTTGCCGGGGCGTTCATGGCGACCTTTGGCAAGCACGAGGCTCTGGCCTGGAGGAAGGACGGTTCCGACAGGAAAGAGCACCGGATCAGCGGCAAGGGAAAGCACGGAAAGTTCCCGCAGCGCTATCCGCTTGGTCAGGCTTTCGGATCGTCTGACCGCGCCATGGCCGACAACCCGGATGTCCATAAGGTCGTGGACCCGAAGGTACAGGAGTTTCTTAACGATGAAGTAGCAAAGGCGCTGGACAGAGCGCTTAAGAGAGCAGGAGCGAAGTAAGGATGAACGCAGATGAAAGACTGATTCCCCCCGAACCAAAATTTGTCAGAGCGAACACACCCCTACTTTGCCAGAGAGCTCTTATGCGGGAAGTCGAGCGGCTCTGCTCCGACATGCGCTTCCAGGACGCCGACGGACGGGAAGACGCGAAGCTGGTGTGCTACGAGCAGTATATGCCACTGCCGCACAGCGTGATACAGGCCGTGGAGGACCCGAAGGTCGATTCCATCGACTTTACGGCCGCAGAGATTGAGGACGCGCTGCAGCGGTTCCCCTGGTGCAAGGCGGCGATCGTGAATGTCTCGGTGAAGGAGCCAAACGGCGACCAGATCGTGACGTTCGAGCTGAACGTCGGGCTGTATGATTCGAGCTTGACGAAGACGGGCCACAGAGGGATCCTGAACATCTACGACAGGATCTATCAGCGGTTCGCGGCGGACCCCTTCCTTGAGAGCCAGTACTGCAACACCGGGAAGTTCTCCCTCGACTTCGAGCGGGATACCCAGTGGCCATACTTCTATGGCTACATCACCACAGAATTCAATGTCGTCGGAATCCAGAGAGGCGGAGGTATTAACTTTGGCTAAGAAGAAAACGGTAGAAGCGGTTGAGGAGCAGGTGCTGACGGCCGCGGCAGAGACCGAAGCGGAGGCTGAGGTCCTGGAGACCGGGGCAGAGACCTCGGAGAACGATGGAGAGAAAACTATGGATCAGATGATTTATCTCGGCCCTACCAAGAAGGGCATCGTGTCCGGAACCGTCTTTATCGGCGGCTACACGGACGTGGCAAAAGCATTGATCGACGCGGTCCCCGCGGCCCAGCTCCTGTTTGTTTCGATTCCCGAGACAGCTGCAGCCATGGCTGAAATCCAGGAGAAAGGCACGGCCCGCCAGATCGCATATGATCAGGCATGGAAAGCTGAACTGTAAAGGAGGATAAGAAATGCCGGATTACAGACACAGAATCGAAACAACTGAAGCGGCAGACAGCTATGTGTCTCCGCAGGAATCGTCCGCGGGCATGCTCGTGGCGGTCGGCACCGCTCCCGTTCATATGGCGAAGGACCCTTCCGCCGCGGTGAACGAGCCGATCATCGCCTACAGCTTTGCGGAAGCGAAGGAGCAGCTTGGCTACAGCGATGACTTTGAGAAGTACACCCTGTGCCAGGTGATGGACAACTCCTTCCGGAAGACTGGTGTGGGCCCGGTCGTCTTCATCAACGTCCTGGATCCCGCCACTCACGCCACCGCCTTTGACGCCGTGACCGTTTCCGTCGTCAACAGACTGGCGACCGTGGAGCAGGACGGCATCCTTGAGGACGGCCTTGTCGTGAAGAACGGCGACACCGCCCTGGTGAAGGGTACCGACTACACCGTCTCCTACAGCGACGAGGGCTACCTGAAGATCACCATCCTCATGGCCACCGCCCCCGCTTCCGTCACCGTGAGCGGAAGCAAGCTGAACCCCGCCGGGGTCACCAAGGCCCAGATCATCGGCGGCTACAACGTGACGACCGGCAAGGAAACCGGCATCGAGGCCATCACCAAGGTCTTCCCGAAGTTCGGCCTGGTTCCCGGGATCCTGTCCGTCCCGAAGTGGTCCTCGGATCCCGAGGTGGCTGCGGTCATCGCCGCGAAGGTCCACAACATCAACGGTGTGTTTAACATCTTCTCCGTTGTGGACATCGACACCGACACCTACAAGGTCTACACCGGCCTGAACACCGCCCGCACCGCCATGGGCGTGACCGATCCGGACGTGCTCCTCCTCTGGCCGAAGGTCAAGAAGGGTGACACTGTCTACGATTACTCCGCGGTGTGGCCGGCTGTCGCGGCTCTCTGCGATGCGGACCACGGCGACATCCCGTACAAGAACCCGTCCAACGAGGACCTGGGTGCTTCCGCCGCTGTCCTGAACGATGGAACCGAGGTCCTTCTCGACTTCGCCAAGGCGGAGCTGGTCAACAGCTTCGGTATCGCGACCGCGATCAACTTCCAGGGATGGAAGACCTGGGGCAATGAGACCGCTGCATATCCCGGTGCGACCAGCGCCTCCCAGCGCTACATCGCCTCCCGGAGAATGCTGGCCTGGCTCCGCAACCACTTCGTCCTGACCTACTGCATCAAGGTCGACGAGGCCATGAACCCGCGGCTGATCGAGTCCGTTGTGAACGCGGAGAACGAGTTCCTGAACGGCCTCGCGGCTATCGGCGCCGTGCCCTCCGGCACCCGGATCATGTATGACGAAGCGGCCAACACCCTTGGCAACATGATCAACGGCGAGGTCACTTTCTACATCGAGTGGGCTGCCTGGCCGCCGGCGAAGCACATCGTGGCGGAGTATCGGTTCATCCCTGAGCTGATCTCTAATGCTCTTACAGGAGGTGCTGCATAATGAAAAACAAGTATACGATGGCGATGGTTCCCGAGTCCCTGGCAGGCTTCAACGCCTATGACGACGAGAACGGAAACCTTCTGATCGGACAGACCGGTGAAATGACGATCGCTACCCTGACCGCGATCACCAACGAGGTCCAGGGTGCCGGCATCGCCGGTGCATACAGCGCGGTGAGCGCCGGCAACTTCCAGGCGATCACCCAGGAGATTCCCTTCAAGGCCATGATCCCGCAGATCGCCAAGTACATGAACCCCATGCGCCGGAATGCGATCAGCGTGAGAGGCCTGATGCAGATCCTGGACCGCACCACGGGAATCCGTGACCGCGTTCCCTTCCGCTTCATGGTCTCCGGTGTCGGCACTGCCATCAGCCCCGGCACCATGCAGACCGGAAACCCGATGGGCACCACGCTGACCATGGATGTGACCCACATCCTCTTCGTGGTCGGAGATGAGACCCTGTTCGAGATCGACAAGCTCAATCAGGTCTGCATCATCGACGGCGAGGACATCCTGGCCGACGTCCGGAAATACTGCTGATTACTGAGAGGTAAACATGCCTGAGAATAAGAAAGCCAAGGGGGCCGTCGACAAGGCGGCCTCCGGAAAGATAACGATAGAGGACCTGATCTTCGATGTGACGCCGTTCACTTATGACGGCGTGGAATACAAGGAGATCGATCTCAGAAAGATTAAGGATCTGACCGCCAGACAGCTTGAACAGGTCGAGGACCAGCTCTCGGACGAGGGCAAAGGCACCCAGGCCATGTGGACGTCCATCAGGGGAGCCACCCTGCTGGCGGCGGTCGCGAACGGAAAGCCTTTTGACTGGCTCGACGGGATGAAAGCGAAGGACGCA